AAATACAACATAAAAAAACAAATAATATACAGGAACCAATCAATTTAGATATTGAAGTTTTGCAATAATTGCGTAATAAATAATATTTTTTACTAAATAATTATTAATAATGGAAGATAATAATTCAATTGGTATGGCGGTTATAGTATGTATATTATTTACTATTTTAAATGTATTAGAATCTAAAATGATAACTAAAGAAAAACTAGAATTTAAAAAACTTTTTAGAAATATAATTTTAGTATTTTTAAGTGTAATAGGTGGGAATTATATATTATCTCTTACAAAAGAAACAATTAAAACAAAAACAAATGTGTTTGTTGATTCTCCAGGATTTTAATTATACATAAATTTAAGAAATATTTATGTATAGTAAAAAAGAGTAAGGTTATTTAATTGTGATGATCATGATTATAATAATGTATAAAATAATACGATACGGATGTTAATACAGTTACAAGAGTAACACCAATACATCCATATAATGCAATTTCTTTTTTAAGACAAAATTTCTCAGTTACTTCTTCTACTACAACAGACACACTATCGCTCTTGTCTTCACTAAGTTGTTTTTCTTCATCAGCAACTTCATTTTTATTTTCTTCAACAGAATTTGAAATAACAGATACTTCTACTTCATTATTTTCAGCACTCATTATATTTATAATAATATTATTTTTTTTTATTAAATATTAAAAAGAATTTATCAATATTCATAATTGTTGCTTTTTTTTGTATTTTTTTTCGATTAACAATAAACGAATTAAATAATTCTCTTTCAATTTCACTTTCAGGTGTCCATCTATGAACTGTGCGAGTAATCATTTTATACAATTTAAAATTTGGATAACGTTCATCACCATTTTTTTTATATAAAATATTTTTATTATTATCATCTAAACACCAATCAGATATCATCTTAATTAATTGAACATATAATTTATTATCCTTGGTATTTTTAATTTTTTTAATATTTTCTAAATCATCGCTAAAAAAATCAAAAAGCGAACATCCTAACCTACATAGATCAAAACTGTAATTTGGTTCTATTTTCTTTTTTTTATCATTATAATAGGGAAGACAATTGAATTGTGTGGCAGCATCGCCATCTTTTGCAAAACAATCACTCATTACAATTTTATTATTAATACTATAAACTGAACGCCCAAAATCAATAATTTTATATATTTTATTATATGTTGGAACCTTATAATGTCTATTTTTATAAAAGTAATATAAATATGGTTTATCAGTATGAATAAACATAATATTGTTTGTATGTAAGTCATTATGAGTAAAAGAAAATACATTTTGATAAACTAATAAAGTCATTATAATTTGAAAAAAACAAGAAGCTAATTCATTGTTATTAAGCATATCTTCTTCTAATAAATAATCTAAAGTATTATCGCATTTTTCTAAACAAATAGCACATACTGGAAATTTATTAATATTAACATAAATATCATCATCTATATCATCGCTCGCACTGCTATTTTCAGTATAATCATCGTCGGAATCACTATCTAAATCTGTGCATAAACTATTATTATCGTGGTCTTTATCATTATTTTCGAGTTCATCATCGTTAAAAGAAGTTGATAATGTATTTGATGTTCTTGAAGAACAGGAACTAGATGATGAAGAATTCGTTTTTGATTTTGATAAAGTAGAGTTATATATTAAATCTAAATTTTCTTTTATAAGATTAGATTCAGTTTCTGATACAATAACATCATTAATATTATTAAGTTCATTAATATTATCAAAATCAATATTTATCAAATCATCATTAATATCTAATTTAAGTTTATTTTTTTTAGATAAATTTTTAAAAATATTGTGTTTTTCCATATTTATTATTTTAAAATCTTTATTTAGATTTTCATTAAAATAGTCATTATTTTCTAAATAATCTAAATCATCAATAATATTGTATTTAAAATTATTTTTAATACCTAAATAACTACCATAAAAATCTAATCCGTGTATAAAATTAAATTTATTTAATAATACAGATGATAAAAATGAAAATATTGAATCAACATAAGCAAAATTATTTGTTCTAGTAAAATTATCAATTGCTGTATTATTTAATTTGGGTAATTCATATAAATCATTACCTTTGAATTTACCAGCTAAATATTTACAAGGATCAATTAAAGGCGAATACTTAAAAAAACAATCAGTCTTAACTACTTTATCATTATTATTATTAATTAATTCTACATTAAAAGATGAATAAGAATGAGCAGAAATAATATTATGTAATGTATTAGATAATTCTAAATTAAAATTATTAAAATTTGTTTTGTTAATTTCAAAAAAAAGATTATAAATAGGAATATAATTTTGTGGTTTTTCTATTAAAATATGAGATTCATTAAAAGATTTAAATAACAAGTCATTGTTATTTTTAGAGTAATTAAAAAAATTATCCATTTTAGTTATATTTGATATATTTAATTATATAATTTAACTAAAAGTTGCGTAATTTTATTTAAAAAATATTATAAGATAACTTTAAATGACTTTAGAATTAAGAAAATTTGATATGAGAAATATTAGTTTTAAACCAAATGAAAATAAAGGTCCTGTTTGTGTTTTAATTGGTCGTAGAGACACAGGTAAATCATTTTTAGTAAAAGATTTATTATACTATCATCAAGATATACCCATTGGAACAGTTATATCAGGAACTGAAGCAAGTAATGGTTTTTATGGTGAGTTAGTTCCTAAATTATTTATCCATGATGAATATAATACTGCAATAATAGAAAATATTTTAAAAAGACAGAAGGCTGTTATAAAAGAAATGAAAAGAGAATACGAAACATATAAAAGGGTGACAATAGATCCTAGAACATTCGTAATATTAGATGATTGTTTATATGATGGTAGTTGGGCAAAAGATAAGATGATGCGTCTATTATTTATGAATGGAAGACATTGGAAAATAATGTTGTTAATTACTATGCAATATCCATTAGGTGTTCCACCGAATTTAAGAACAAATATTGATTATGTATTTATATTACGTGAGCCCTATTTAACCAATAGAAGAAGAATCTGGGAAAACTATGCAGGTATGTTTCCAACATTTGAATCATTTTGTCAAGTAATGGACCAATGCACAGAAAATTATGAATGTTTAGTAATTGATAATAATTCAAAATCAAATAAGCTACATGATCAAATTTTTTGGTATAAAGCTGAAAATCATAGTAATTTTAGATTAGGTTCAAAAGAATTTTGGGAATTATCCAAAGATTTAAATAGTGATGATGAAGATGATGTTTATGATCCAAACAATGTTAAAAAAAGAGGGTCAGGTCCAAAAATAAATGTAAAAAAAACAAAATCTAAATGGTAAATTATAATTAATAATTAATAATTAATAATTAATAATTAATAATTAATAATCAATCATTTTATTAACACATTTATTTTCTTTAATAAATTTATCTTTATTAAAAATGCTATGATCAAAATTGCAATTGTGGCTTTCTGGAAGGCGATGAATAGTGCAAAAAGATTTTTCGCATTTACATTTTAATAATAGATTTATTTGATTTATTTTTTTATTGCAACCGTCTAAATTACACTTCATTCTTTAATTAATATAATATATTACTAATAATATTTTATATTAATATATAATCAATTTTAAAATTTATTTATTCAATTACTATTTTCATTTGTATCTTTATCTGTATTCTCTTGTATATTTTCAGTTAAATTACTAATTCCATGATCATTATCAGTAGATGTTACAATATTTTCATCATTAAACAATGTATTTTTTAATTCTTCTGCATTTGTTACATTTCCTAGATTACCAAACGTTGTTGTATTAGCAATATTTACTAATTCACCATCTTCATTTAACATTTGTGTTAACTTATTACCACTTTCTAATGCTTTCTGTTTATTTTCTTCTATTGCTTTTTCTTTTGCTTCTTTAACACGATTATCAAACTCTTCTTTTGCTTTCTTTTCATTCTTTGCTTTTTCATGCATAATTTGATTTAATTCTGGCTCCATATATTCAGTTCTACCTGTTTTATATGATTTAGGATTCCAAGGTATCCACATTCCAATTGGACCTACATGAATATCATGATTTGGATCACTTTCACGCAATAATTTACATCTTAATTCTGCTTCTTGAACGGATGGAAATACACCTCTACATTTAAATCCTCTTGTTGAAGTTTGAAAACTATGTTGTTCTTTATATTGTTCAGTTAATTTATCCTCATTATTATCAATATATGTTTTATATTCATCAGCAAATGTTGTAGTAGTTAAATTATCTTTTTCTTCAATAACAAATTCTTCTAAATCTTTAAGAATATTCTCATTATTTAAATTATATTTATAAGACAAAAAAGCAATAAAGTGGTGAAATTTTTCTAAAGATTTAGAGAAATCCCATTGTTTAACAAAGTCCTCAAAGAAAAACATTTCTTTATTTTTAATTATATCTTCAGGATCTACAAAAGAAAAACAACCCCATTTTTGATTTGCAATTGGTTTATCTTCATCTAATAAATCTACATATTTAGGATTTATTGAACCGTCTTGTAATTTAGGTAATTCCATAATATATAATATTTTAAATAAATGGTTTTTAAGTTTTTTATATCAATAATAATAATTATCAAAATTAAAATTATAACAATAAAATATTTTTTCTAATTAAATAATATAATGATGCAAGGAATGTTGGATCTTGGAGAATTAGTAAGACGTGCAATTAAATATTTAGTTGAAGGTTTAATGGTTGCTTTAGCAGCATATGCTATTCCCAAAAAATCATTACGTGTTGATGAAGTTGGTTTAATTGCTTTAACAGCAGCAGCTACATTCTCTATTTTAGATACATATATCCCATCAATGGGAGTATCTGCACGCTCTGGTGCTGGATTCGGTATTGGTGCAAACTTAGTTGGTTTCCCACGCATGTAAAAATATAATAAATATCAGCACTAATAAAAAACCATATTGTTAATTTATTAAATAAATTATATAATAAATTAAATAAATTATCTTAATCCATAATACTTTTACTATTTGAACTACCAGAATTTACTGTTATTTCTTGATTTCCTTTTTCATCTTTATTAATTATAACTTTAGCAAGTTCTTGTGATTGATTACTTTCAGATGAACGGAATTTGCCAAATACTATAGGTAAATTATCAATATAACCATGGTCAGCGATAAATTGATCTTTAATCTTAATAGGTATAGTATATTTATGGTCATCTGTTAATTCTGTAAATCTACGACTTATTGAATAAATAAATTCACTTGATGGAACATTTATATTACCACTTGCTAATTCTAATTTAATATCTTCTTTAATTTTACCATAAGCAACAGAATGATCTAAAAAATAATTAGCTACTTTATTATAATTCAATTTAGTATTTATTAGCATTAATCCAGTAGTCATACCTAATGTTAAAATATTTGGAATTTTCATATTAGCTGGATCAAAAATTCCATTACTTAACATCAAACCACCAGATAATACAAATGTAGGAACGTGTAATATTTTATACCATTTTAAATAGTGTAAATATGAACCATGACACATAAATTGTAATGCTTCACATCTTAAAACAAAAGATCTTAATAGTTTAACTTGACTATCACTATACTTATGTTTTTCAGTAAAATGACTTGTAATATTAGTTGTTATATTACTCATTTTTTAATTATATAATTAAACAATATTTTTATATTTTAAAATACAAAAATATTTAATTTATTTAGTAGGAATAAATTCCCAGTTTAAATCATTACATATTTGTTTCCATATATAGTCTTGTTCTATTCTTTTTTCAGGGTCTTTTAACATAGGAAAGTAAGGTAGAAAATGATCTTGTTCTAATAATTCACATAACTTGTATAATGTATAATAATAATTTAAAAAATTTACTCTATTATCTGGACAAAATTTAGCATATGAATTTTGAATTTCCATAAATAAATTACATAATTTTTCTTCCAGTTCAACACTCATAACAGGTGGTTTAATACCTAATTTATCTTTTATAAATGGAATATGTTCATAATATTTATTATAACCTAATTTTTTAAGAATTTCTTTAACATTATTATTATCTTCTAATTGCTTTAATGTAAGTCTTTCTTTTTTATATTGTGTTTTAATATTTTCAAAAACTTCATCAGGAATTTGTGTTGTTTCTTTTGCTTGAAATTGAGCTAAAATTTCTCTAAAATGATTGATTCTTTTATATGCATAAAAACATACTTCTTTAGGAGGTTCTTTATAAGATGGTTTTTCATTTTCAACTAAATATGTTTTATGAACACCACAATTATTACAAATTAATAATCCTTCATCTTCAACAGGAATTAATTCACCCTTATTACATTTATTACATATATCTGTTGCTTTAATAAAATTATTTAAATCCAGATAATCATCATTAATATTAGATAAATATTTATGCATATTGTTATCAATTGTTTTTTTTTCATTAGTCTTTTTTTTTATATTAAAGAAATCTTCTAACAATCCAACATCATTATTGCCTTCTGATATTTGTTTTTTATCTTCAAAATATTCAAAAATATAATTAGAATTATTTAAATAGTATTCATTTTTTTCTTTATTAATAGAATTTATTTTTGATATTATTTGCTTTAGTGTATCTTTTAATTCTAATTTTTCATCAATATTCATTTTTTTATTTTTTAATAGTTCTATTATTTTATTTTTTTCTTGATTTAATTTAGGTAAAACTTCATTCAGATTATTTTCAATATCATTAATTTTTTCTTGATGTTTATTATCCAAAGAAATATTATTATTGTTTTTTTCTTTAATGATTTTTTTAGAAGATTTAGGTTTAAATGAAGGCATATATAGAATTATTTTTAATATTAACTTTAATTAATTTTATTGAAAAATATTAGTTTAATTATTTTATTTTATTTAAAAAATAATATTATGAGCGAAAATAAAATCGAATTAAATATTAGTAATAAATTTGAAAATATTGATAATAATACACAAAAAAAGATGATTTTTATATTTAATGCTTTAAATGATGGATGGACAATTAAAAAATGCGATAATAGTTATATTTTTACACAAAAACATTTAGGTAAGAAAGAAGTATTTCAAGATGATTACTTAAATAAATTTATAAGTGATTGTTTCAATTTAGATAAAATTTTTCAATAAATTAAAATAATTTTATGTTAAATTACAAAAAATTATTTTCTTTATTAATAATATAATGGGTGGAGGTTTAATGCAACTAGTTGCCTATGGCGCACAAGATGTTTATCTTACTGGTAATCCTCAAATTACTTTTTGGAAAGTTACATACAGACGTTACACTAACTTCGCTATGGAATCTATTGAACAAACATTCAATGGTCAAGCAGATTTCGGTAGACGTGTAACTTGCACCATCTCAAGAAATGGTGATCTTGCATATCGCACATACTTACAAGTTACTCTTCCTGAAATCAATAAAGAAATGAAAAATAGCACCGGTGGTGTATATGCACGCTGGTTAGACTTCCCTGGAGAACAATTAGTTTCACAAGTAGAAGTAGAAGTTGGTGGCCAACGCATTGACAGACAATATGGTGATTGGATGCACATCTGGAATCAACTTACTCTTACCGCAGACCAACAACGTGGATACTACAAGATGGTCGGTAACACTACTCAATTAACTTATATCACTGATCCTTCCTTCAATGATGTTGATGGTCCTTGCGACTCCAACGCACCAAGACAAGTATGCGCACCAAGAAATGCATTACCTGAAACTACTCTCTATGTTCCATTCCAATTCTGGTTCTGCCGCAACCCTGGTCTTGCACTTCCTCTTATTGCTTTACAATACCACGAAGTTAAGGTAAATCTTGATATTAGACCTATTGATGAATGCTTATGGGCTGTTTCATCTCTTAACTGTGCTTCTGGCTCTGCCAAGGTTACCGCAGCATACAACCAATCTCTTGTTGCAGCATCTCTCTATGTTGATTACGTATTCTTAGATACCGATGAGCGCAGACGCATGGCACAAAACCCACACGAATACCTCATTGAACAATTACAATTCACTGGTGATGAATCCGTTGGTTCTTCTTCCAACAAAATCAAGCTCAACTTCAACCATCCTTGCAAAGAGCTTGTATGGGTTGTCCAACCTGACCAAAACGTTGATTACTGCTCATCATTAGAATGCAACTCCCTTTTATACAGAACTCTTGGAGCACAACCATTCAACTACACTGATGCAATTGACGCACTTCCTAATGCAATCCACGCATTCGGAGGACCTGAAGCCGTTGCTGAAACCACTGCAGCCTTTGTTGATGCTTCTGGTTTATTCCATGATGCCGGTGCAGTTGATGTTACTGGCAACTGGTGGAACAATCCTACTGGACAATCATACACCGCCCCTAACCTTGGATTCTCTGGTATCCAAAACTCCGGAGTTTCTGATGCAGGCACATTCGTTTTAGCCGAATCTGCACTTGATATGCACTGCTGGGGTGAAAATCCAGTTGTTACCGCAAAACTCCAACTTAACGGACAAGACCGCTTCTCTGAACGTGAAGGAACCTACTTTGACCTTGTCCAACCATACCAACACCACACACGCAACCCAGACACTGGTATCAATGTTTATTCTTTTGCTCTTCGCCCTGAGGAACACCAACCATCTGGCTCTTGCAACTTCTCTAGAATTGATAACGCAACTCTTCAACTCGTTCTTTCTAACGCAACTGTTGAGGGCACCAAGACCGCCAAGGTCCGTGTATATGCAACCAACTACAACGTATTCAGAGTTATGAGCGGTATGGGTGGTTTGGCATACAGTAACTGATTTCAACTATATTTAATATATATAATTCAATAAATAACTTAAAGACTTAATCATATTATAACTTATAACTTATAATATGATGAATATACCAACAACACATATTACACAGCCTTACCCTAAACGCTCTGTGAAAAAAAATACTGGTTATAAAATTGTATTTGGAAATAGTATTTCATGGAATGGAGAACAAAAAAAATTAATGAATATCTATACAGATAAAGAATTTTATAATATAAATACAAAAACAGATAATTCTATTAATATTACACTAGACGAAGATGATTGGATTGATTTACAAAATATAGATAAAAAATTACATTTCACAAAAGATATTGAGTATCCATATTATAGAGAAAATAATCGTTCAATATCTATATTAGAATATTTATTTGGGTATAAACCAACTGATAATTTATATATATTTAAAAATAATGATAAATATGATTTAAGAAGAGATAATATAACTTGTTATCCACCTATTTATAAAGAATTAGTAAAAAAATATAATATAATTGATTATATACCAGGTCATGTTAAGACTATTGGACAACATGCATATAAAATGAAAAATCCTATTTGGAAAATTAAAGAAGATGATAAAGAATTTTTTATAATGTATTGTGAAAAAGATACTTTATGTAAATTATGTAAGAAATCCTATGAAAAAATTCTTGAATTTGAAAAAACCCAAAATAAAGGTGAAAAACTTACATTTTTTAAAAATGGAACTAAATATATTCTATGTCATTTTGGAACTACTGGTATTCATATTCATCAAATTATTACTGGATGTTATGGTAACGGTAAAGGAACAAAAAATATTAGTGTAGATCATATTGACCAAGATCCTTTAAATAATACTTTTGATAATTTAAGAATTGCCTCCCAAGAAGTTCAACAACAAAATACAACTGGAATTAAAGAAGGAACAAAAAGAGAAAGAAAAAGTAATGCACAACCATTACCAGATGGGATTACCCAAGATATGCTTAAAAAATATGTCGTTTATGTCGGAAAAGATTGTTATAATAAAGAAAAAAAACTATATAGAGATTTTTTTAGAATTGAAAAACATCCAAAATTAAAAGGTAAAAGATTATCCAGTTCAAAATCAGATAAATTTTCTATTCTAGAAAAACTAGCACAAGCAAATAAAATTGTAGAGGATTTAGATAAAGGCACATATGTTTCTCAAGAAAAAAAATTACCATTATATGTGTCCAAAAGAATTTGTAGAGATAGAGAACATTTTATTTTTGATAAAAAAACTGAAGATGGACAAAGATTAAACTTAAAAATGATATTACCAGAAGAATATGACTTTAATGAACAAATTAGTATTTTTAATGAAAAAATTAAATCTAAATACAATATTGAAATAGTTTAAAAATAATTTAAATATAATATAATAAATTATTATATTTATTATATTATGAATAACCAAATACTTAATTTAAATAAGAATACTATTAATTTTGACGAAGATGAAGATGATGAAAATAATAATTTTGATATTTCAAAAATTCATATTATAATTACACAACGTAATAATCGTAAATTTTATACTAATATTAAAGGTATAAATACTAAATACGATTACAAATTATTACTTAATGAATTAAAAAAAAAATTTAATACAAATGGTTCTATTGTAACAAATAAAGATACATTAGTAAAGTCTATACAATTAAACGGTGATTTAAAATTAGAAGTAAAAGAGTTTTTAATTAACGAAAATATTAGCGAACAAAACAATATTATTATTAAAAATATGTAAATTTATGGTTTATCATATTTATAATATATATCATCTAAATACCATCCTGAAGGTGCTGAATTTAAACCAAACGCTAACGGTGTTCCATAAGATAAATTAAATCCATTATCTTTTCTCCATTTATTAATCCAAGAATCTAATTTAACAGGAGGACTACCATTTATACTGTATCTAAACTCTTCTAAATCAGGATCTCCTCCTACATCAAATTTTATATTTATATCTATTTTATGCCATGTTTGAAATGCTAATCCAGTTGCAATATTATATGATGGAAAACCGGCACCATCCCAATCATATGTAAATACTCTTATACCTCCTGCTTCATTTGTTATATAAACATTTAGACCTGTTCTATCATTACCTTGATAAGTTCCATTATAAATAACTAATGTAGAACCATCACCACTATTTGCTTGTGATTTAAAATAAAATGAATAATCCATGGTTGCACCTTTTAATAAATCATTAAATGCTGTTTCATTAAATGCATTTTGTTCTACTAATAATTTAGGACTATGTGGCGATCCTTGTCCTGGATTACCATATAAAGAAGTTCCTGTATACCATGATTTACCTTCACTTACTGATGTAGATGTAGTTATAGTTTCAGTATCTGTGCTATCATTTTGAAAATATGTTTGCGCACCACCAGACCAAATTTGATCTGGTGGATGTTGTATAAATGAAATAGATGATTGTGATATAGGTTGTGTTAAATAATCTTTAAAATTTATTAGTATTTCATCAATAACTTCCGGTTCTGGTTCTGGATTTGGATTATAAGGTCCAGGAGTGAAAATTTTTATTCCATCAGCACTTGGATTACTTATTCCTGAATATTTACCAACACCACCAGCTAATTGATTAATTGGAAAAATCCAATCTCTCTTATTACCATAAGCATTTGAATTTATATGATTTATCAACGGCCTACTCAAACCAACAGTTGATGGAAAACCTTGAATAGGAAAAATATTTACTCCATTTACATTCACACCACGTGAAGATATTCCTGAGTGTCCAGCACCCATAGTTCTAATTTTTCCAGACATATTATATTATATAATATTATTATTATTATTATATAATATTTATTAAATTTAACCAAATGTTTCTTCTTTACAAACACAAATATATAAAAATCCATCGATATTCTTTTCTTTATTATAAATTGTTTCAATAGTATCATTCATCATCATTATTTTATTATTTACCATAAAAAATAGTCCATCTTTATTTATTAATGTTATTTCTTTTCTTACTAATAAAATAAGTTTATCAAAAGTAAATGTTTTATATGCTAAATACTTATTTTTTTTAATACTAATATTATTATCATTAGTATAAAATATTACAGGAATTTTATGCGGATACTTATTTAATAACCTTTTACTTTCGTTTATTCGTTCATTTAGTGTTAAAGTAAAATTACAAAAATTTAAAATTTTATTCATATAACTATTTTATAAAATAAAAATTTATTTCCTTCATTTAGTAATTGTTTTTTTAATTAAAAAAATAAAAAATAAAATATTGCGTATATATAATAATGGTAAATAATAGCGATAGATTTAATGATAAAGTATTAAATTTATATAAAAAATATATGACTGACCACGAAGAAGAATACGTTAATTTTGTTAACCAACATTCTCGTCATTCATTATTTGAAACAATTAAAAAAGCTATGATACATAAACAAAATACCAAAAAAGACACAAAACCTGAATATTTTTCTTATTTAAAAAAAATAAAAGATTCTGGATATAATGATTTACACTGGTTAATATTTAAAACTTTTGCAGTTTAATATAAATAAAAAAATATAATTATTTTTTATTTAGTTATATTTTTATTTAATACCAAATAAATCACAAGCAATTTTATACATTTTTTCTTCAATTAAAAATCCATTTAATTTAGGATCCCAATAAATCTTTCCATGATCATATTTTTTTAAACAACTTTCAAAATATTTTTTATCCTCTTTTTTTAAGGTTTCATATGTTTCTTGCTTTCCAGTTTTCTTGTTATATATTTGTAATATATAATTATTGTTTGTATTTTTGTTTAATTTAATTTCAAAATTATAGTCATTTAAAATTTCTATTTCAACTATGTTATCAATATCATCAATCTCAATATTAGAATATTTTTCAAAAACACATTGATTCATATTTTGCTTAATGGGAACAATTAAATTCAAGTTAATATGTGCATTTTTAGGATCACGAAATATTAAAAGATAATCAATATTTGTTGTAATATTAAAGTTTTGAATAGGTAATACATAAACTCTGCATCTTTGGTTTTTATAATTTTCAATTATTTTTTCAAAATTATCTGGGTTTAATACATTTAATGTATTGTTATTATCATCAATAACTCCACTGAATTTTGAAATAAAATGTGGTTCTTTATGAATTTTATCTGTTGCAGATAAACATTCACTTCTGTATAATATATAATCGTTGTAATCATTATAATTACATTCGTTCAAAATTTTTGTTCTTAATTCTTCTGGAACAACATTAATTACAGAAAAATCAATCGTAAATTCTAAATCACAGGTCATAATTTGAATTGTATTTCTCAATAAGAGAACTTTAAATTATTAATAATTTATCAATAAGAATCAATTTTTTATTATAAAAATAAATATAATAATAAATTATAAATATAATAATAATAAATTATAAATATAAGTTATGATTATTTGTATTACTGGAGGGTTAGGATATTTAGGTAGTCATATTGCAGTAGAATTAATATCTAAAAATCATAGTGTTGTATTAATAGATAATTTAGATAATTCTGATCCTTTAACATTTAATAATATATCAAATTTAATAAATAATAAATTAGATACGAATATAATTAATTTTTATAATATAGATATACGTCGTAGAGATTTATTAGAAAAAATATTCGAAAACTATATTTTTGATGTAATTATTAACTGTGCTGAAATCAAAACTAGTAAAGAAGATAATATTATAGATTTATATAGAATAAATATTAATATAATAAATAATATTTTAGATATGTGTTCTAAATTTAAAATTAAAAAATTAATTCATTTTTCTTCGTGGATTGTTTATGGAAATAAATATATTATAAACAATAGATTTAATGAAAAGCAAGAATTAAATGTAAATAATATTCCTAATAGTTATGGAAAATCAAAATATATCCAAGAAATGATTTTAAATGATTATGCATCAATAAATAAAGATATTAATATTATTATTTTAAGAAAATTTGAAATATCAGGATATCATTCATCAGGGATATTAGGTAAAGATAATAAATATACGTCCTTTAATGTTTTTCAACATATTTTAACCTGTTTAATTAATAATTGTGATATTCAAATATTTGGAAATAATTATAATACAAGTGATGGAACATTTGTTAGAGATTATATTTATATTATGGATGTTTGTAATATTATTTCAAAATTATTAAATTATTCATGCAATAATATTGAAATATTCAATTTAGGTAACAATCATAAAATAACTATATTTAAATTATTACAATTATTTAACTATAATACAAATGAAAATATTAACTTTATTATTCAACCACAATTTGATGGAGATATTCCAGAAGTATTTAATAATTCATCTAAATTAAAAGAAAAATTATTGTATAGTCCAAATTATGATATAAAATATATGTTATTATCATTAGAATCATTTTATAGGCAAAACTATAAAAAACATACAATATATAAATCTTTGCAAAGATTTGGATTAGAAATAAATCAAAATCAAGAATTAGCAATTTTAGATAAAATTAATAAAGATAATAAAAATATAAATTATGTCAAAAAAGAAATAGAAAATATTAATAATACACAAAAAGATAATATCATATTATCAATCAATCCATTTAAATCACCACTATATTTAAATAATAATAATAACGATAATATTGATACGAATATTGATACTAATATTGATACGAATATTGATACTAATATTGATACGAATATTGATACTAATATCGATACTAATATTGATAATCAAGATATTTATTGTAATATAACTCTGCCAGACGATGATAATAATTTTGTAAATATTAATATTATTAATAATGATAATGATAATAATAATGATAATAATGATAATAATAATAATGAAATTTCATCAATAGATAGTGAATCAACTATTTCAATAGAAAATATTTTTAATTTTGATTAAATTATATATTAAATAATTCATTCATTTTTATAACTTCTGGTTTATGTGTTGGTTTTTTAAATAAACTACTACATAAATCATTATCACGAAAACGAATACTATAATTTTGTTTATTATTATGACGCCCTACACGACCTAATGCTTGAATTAGTTTTTCATAAGTAATATTATTCATATCTTTTGATAAATAACCTGTGCAAAATTGATAATTTGTTCCATAAATATAATCTGAATCTGCAATAATTAAATATAAACTTTGTTCATCAGCAAGTTTTTTCATAATATCTAAATATTTACTATTTGAATAATTTTTAAAAACACCAATGCCCATCATTAATAATACCTTCCATATATTATCTATTTTTAATGTCATAATTTCTTCAACAATACGTTCATTAATATTACCACAAAATACGTCATTATATGTTACACTATTATTAATACCAGTTTTTCTACTCCAAAATTCAAAATGTTCTGGCTTATTAGGAATAAATATATTTGGTAAGCTAATTGTTTTTACAAGCGATTTATATTTTTCGATTTCTGCATTTATAAAACAAACATCTTTATCATTATTAAATTTTGTTTCCATTTTATCCGCACTAACTGTTGATAAATAACTATTTAATTCTTTATCTAATTCATTTATTTTATTCGTTAAACTATTATTAAAATCAATAATTGATTCAAGCTCACTTACTATAGTGTCATTAATATTTGTTTCTTTATAGTAAAATTTCGCTATTTTATCAACATCTTGAGTTAAAAATATAGTTGGTCCATATTTTAATGTATGTGCATCTGTAGTTGTAATATGTATTGTGCTATTATATATATAAGATGAATTATTATTACTGATTAATTCATTAATAATTTGATAATCACTTTTAGATAATTTTTTAAGCGCATTTAAATAATACAATTTAATGTTTTTAATATTATATTCACTTAAATTTGTATAACAATTGTTAAAAAAATCGTCTTGTAAAATAATATTTTTTTCTAATAATAAAAATACAAATTTACTAATTTGTTCTAAGTCCATATATCTCATTAATGTTTTATTACTAATACAAAAATCTATATTTTCCATTAATTCATCGTAATTTTTAAATATAGTATGAGGTAAATAAATTTGATTTTCTTTATTTAAAACAGTAATACTTTTATTAAAATCACTTGTATTGATTTCATATATTTGTCCGTTAAAATTTTCCTTATAAAAATTAACCAAGTTTGGTAATTCACTAATTCTAGGCAAAGTTGCTGATGATAAAACAATATTAGGTATTTTATTATTTATCCAATTAAATTGTATTTGATCATGAATAATATGTCTATCGTAATCTAATGTAATTGTTGGTTCGTCCCAATATAAGACAATATTAGATGGGTTTGGTTCAAATGCCAACATATAATACATTGCAGGTAAATATGATTTAATGTCGCAAATAATAATTTCAACTTTACTACCATTTGTGTTATCAATCCTAAAAATGCCACCACTTTTTCTATCTTTAATAAATTCAACCGCTGAACTATTATGTAATTTAATACCAGAACTATCATCACAACCAAACGCAAAGGCTATACGCTTACCACAACTAATCGCATACTTGGCAAATGATAATCCAACATGTCTTGCTGCACACACAAAAATTAGCTTATATTCATTGCTAATACCTAATGGTGATAATGTTTTACCTGTTCCAGTTGGAGCACAATAAAATATTAACTTAGGTTCTTTGATTTTAATATATTCAAATAATTGTTTTTGATGATTATATAATGTTTCATCTTTATAATTGATTAATAAATGATTATTTTCTAAAATTTTATTAGAATACAATAACATATTTAAATATGCTTCATTATTTAATAAATTTTTATCAATATAATTAATTATTAAATTTAAATTTTTCTTAAATACAATATTCATATTTTCTACATTTAAATTGGTTAATTTATGCAAAGTAACAATAATTTTTAATATTTCTTCTTGGATTATAATCTTATTTATTGTATTCGAATATAACTTAAGTTTATTAATTAGACTACTAATTAAATTACACAAAATAAACTCAAAAATAGTTTCTTTAACAGATGTTATTTTTTTATTCATATTATCAATACGCATTTTATCAATTTTTTGTATATTTATTTTATTATTTTGAATAGTTTCTATTTTAACAGGATTTTTCAAGACATTTAATAATTTTACTATATATTCACTTAAATATTCATTATACAAATATTTATCTATATTTTCATTTATTGAAATTTTTAAAAAATTAACTAAAGAAACTGACTTATTTTTAATAATATCTAAATAATTATATCCTTGTATGATTAAATCGCAAATATATTTTTCTTGTTCATTAATCGGTATTTCAATAGAATTCCATTCACTTTTAGTTAATTTTACTTGGTTTAAGTCCATTTTTTTAGTAAGGTTATTATTTATTAACAATATTTTTTTAAGTTTATTATTAATAAATATTTGTAAAAATTAAATATTTAATAAAATTGATTTTTAAATTATATAAAAATAAAATTTATAATATTAATTACAATAAGTAAATATGACATCATATATATTTTCAATCGATGGTAATATTGGTTCAGGAAAATCAACATTATGTGAATTATTTAAAAAGATAGATTTTATTAATAATCGTAAAATAGTATTTATTACAGAACCTGTTGATGTATGGACATCAATTAAAAATAAAGAAAATGAAAATGTGATTGAATGTTTTTATAAAGATAGACAAAAATACAGTTTTGCATTTCAAATGATGGCATTTATTTCTCGATTATCACAATTAAAAACAACAATTAAAGAAAATCCAAACTGTATTATAATAACTGAACGTTCTGTATATACTGACAAATATATATTTGCAAAAATGTTATACGACGATGGTCTAATTGATGAAATTGAATATCAAATTTATAATAAATGGTTTGATGAATTATTAAAAGACGTTATTTCATTAAATGGTATTATATATCTTAAAACTACACCAGAAATTGCACATGAAAGAACACAAAATCGTAATAGAAAAGGTGAAGAAAATATTTCATTAGATTATTTAAAAGCATGTAACTCATATCACGAAAAATGGATTTCAAATTTTGAAAATGTATTAATATTAGATGGTGATATAAATATCAATAGTAAAGATAGCATGAATAATAAAGATATAAATGAAAGTAATATTAGAAACAAATTATTTACACAAAAAGTAATTGATTTTATTTATAAATCAATTATAAATACACAATCAAAATTTGAATAATTTAATATTTTAATATTTTAATAATTTTTGAAAATTGGATGGTGGGCTAAATTTTAAAATATCCAATTCTTTTTTATTAGTTTGAAATTCATCATCACCATATATATCTTGTAATAGTAACCATTCAAATAAACCTCCAACATATATAAAAATTTTAGTAAATCCTAAACTTGCTAATTGATTATATTTATTATATATAGATAAATCATTACAATTCTTACCATAAATAATAATATCTATATTTTCTTTTGTGTTTAATAAATTATTTATTATATTTTCTTCGTCTTTACAACTAACTGTATTTAATATTAAACAATCTTGCTCATTAGTATTTAATGTATTTAATAAAATAAATCTATTTTGAATACTTTTTGAAAGATAATCTTGAAGATCTTTATAATTTATTTTATTATAATTTGAATTTTGATTACCCATTTAATTTAAAATTAATTATTAATTTATTTTTATTATATAAACTAAAAATAAATTATTAATCAAATTTTACTGTTATTTTAACATTTTCTTTTTTAATACTTTTTGAGGCAGATATAGATAATTCTTCTCTTTTTTTCCTAGTTTTATTATCATTTTCTTTATCTTTTTTTTTACTTGAGCTATTTCTTGAATTCATATCTTTTTCAATATCACTATAATTTTCTATAATATATTCAACAATATTATTTTCAATCGCCCATTTAAAAAAATTTAATTGACCTAATGTTGTTTGAATATAACTATCTTGATATGGAAAAGCAATACGTTCCCATCTACAAAATGGATCGAATCTTCGCTTTGAATATGCTTTTAATTTTAATTTATAATCTTCATAAACTTTTAATCTTTTGGTCATGTTTTCTTTATTAATTGTATAAACTGTAAAATGTTTTTTAGCATAATTAGTAACAAACCAATCTACAATTCTAAGAGATATTTTTGAGTTACCATTTATAATTTCTAACATTTTATTAAGATTTACTTCATTATAAAAATTAGTCATATTTTTTAATAATAAATCATTTTGACTTGAAAATGTTTTACAAGACATTAATATAATTATTGTTCTAATATTTAAATATTATTTTTATTAATTATTTATTATATTACTATCTTTTGGAATTAAAAATTTATCACGATTTGCAATATCATTTACATAATTTGAATTAATTAAAAATGGATTTAAACTAATATTCGCTATTTGTTCTCTTTCTAAGAATTTTAAATTATTTTCTTCTTTTTTATTATTTAAATTCAAATCGTTAACAGGTAGATTAAAAAATCGTGCATCAACTTCATTAATTGAGGTTTCATATTCTTGTGTATGTGCTTGTGTATTATTCATATATGTTTTTTTATCATCTAATTTAGATTTTTCATTAATAGAACCATTGCTCCATTTTAAAGTGCCTGTTATATTATTCATTATTTTACTTTATTTTAATAAATTTTTTTTATATCTAATTGTTTTGTAAATAAAAAAGCTATATCATTTTGTTTTCTCCTTTTTAAATTACATTTTAAACAACTTATTACTAAATTATCGTTTATATGTCCTAAATCATTATCTACTCTATCAAGAGTCCATTGTAAGTTTTCACGTATATTCTTATATAAAATATATACTTCTTCTTTACAATAATAACATTTTAAATCACTATTTTTTAATAATTCAATAACATTATCTATATTAACAAAATTTAATTCATCATAACGTTCTTTTTTTAAGTCTTGACTTTTATACGATTTTATTTTTTTATTTAATTCATCTATAAATAGCTTTTTTATTTTATCTTCAACCTGTTGAAAATTATTAAATAATAAATTTTTTTGTTTTTCTAATAAAAAATATTCTTCATCTATTTCCCATTTTTTTACATTTTCTCTAATGAAATCTTTTTCTGTGCATACTTTATTTATATTTGATTTACCTTTAATTTTACATACTTTCATTTTTTATATTATTATATATTTATTATTAAAATGAATTAAACTTAAAAATATAATAATAAATAATGGAGCAAAATAAAATGGATATATCAAATAATTATACCAGCTTTAATAATGAAGATATATTTAAAAAAACTAAAAAAAACAAACCTGTTGAAAAAATCGATAAAAGAAAAAAAAGAAATTCAAATAATGAAGAATGTATAGAACTCAAAACAATTGAATATCGAAATATGTTAATGAAAGCTGGACCTATTAATGGGACAAAACCAGAAGGGCAAATTACTAACGAAGATAAAATTAATCTAATTTTAGATGCTGAAAAAGATTCATCTAATGATAATAAACCATGGAATAAATTAACAAATTTATCAAAAATTAATAAATTAAATGAATTTGCATATTATTATATTACAAGTAATGAATTAAGCAATAAAGAAGAATTATTATTAAAAAAATATTTAAAAGATTGTTTTGATCGAAAAAAACTTAGCAAAGTTAAAGATATACAATATGATAAAGAAACTGGAAAAATACTTGGTATTCCTGGGTTAATTTATAATAAACTTAATAAAAATTTTACTTTTAAAAATATAGATAAAAAAAATAATTCTACTAAATCATTAGGACCAAAAAAAAAGATTGTTATTACTGATAATACTGATAATACTGATAATAATAACAATAAAAAACAATAATTTATATATTTAAATTAAAATTGATATATAGTTATATTTAATAATTATTATATAGTTGTTAAATATAATCAATTAATAATGAACGATGAAAATGAACATTTTTATTATACTAAAAATAACGAATATTATTGTTTAACAAAGGCGATTGTTAATTTAATACATAATGAAATAACTAATACTAATATTATTAAATTTATGTGTGAGCCGAATTTTGATAATTATTTTAAAGACTATTTATTAGATATTTTAAAAATTAATTTTCCATTTTATCATAATGACGAGTTTTTAATCAATGAGATTACAAATAATTTAAATATATATTATTCAGTATGTGGTATTCCTAGATGTAATGGTCCAACATTTATTACACACATTAATACAGAAATTGTTAAAGAAAAATTATATTATTTGGATAATATTCCACAACCAGAACAAAGAACTGATGAATGGTATATATACAGACAAAGCTTAATTACAGCAAGTAGTGCTTGGAAAATATTAAAATCTGAAGCAACACTTAATCAATATATTATTGAAAAATGCACACCTATTAATGTTAATAAATATAAAAATGTTAATATTAATTCACCTTTTCATAAAGGCACAAAATATGAACCTGTTTCAATATTAATATATGAACATAAATACAACACAATTATTAAAGATTATGGTTGTATTCCACATAACAAATATAGTTTTTTGGGAGCTAGTCCAGATGGCATAAACATAGATAGTAATTCTCCATTATATGGGCGTATGTTAGAAATTAAAAATATTGTTAATCGTGAAATTAATGGAATACCTAAATATGAATATTGGATTCAAATGCAACTACAAATGGAAGTTTGTAATTTAGATGAATGTGATTTTTTAGAAACATATTTTAAAGAATTTGATGATTTTGAAACTTATTTGACTGAAAAAAATAATTACACCTATTATGGTATTATATTAATGTTTTATGAAAATAATACTGACAATAATCCTGTTTATTATTACATGCCGTTATTTCTTGACAATAATATCAATCATTATAATGAATGGAAACAAACAATATTTCAAAATAATCCACAATTAATATTTTGTAAAGAAATTTATTATTATTTAGAAAAAATTAGTTGTGTATTAGTTAAAAGAAATATATACTGGTTTAATAGTATTATTGGAGAACTTGAAACCGCATATAATACTATTCAAGATGAAAAAGTTAATGATATTTATTTAAAAAGAATTAATAATAAAAAAGTTAAAAAAAATAAAAATTCACCAAATATCATACCAGAATTACCCACTAAAAAATGTTTAATTGATATTTCACAATTAGATATATCCAATATTGAAAATAAAAAACAAGATACTAAAATTAAACATACTAAAATTAAGCATAATAAAAATGAAAATATTATTTTATCATTAGATACATCTAATATCTAATATCTAATATTTAATATATGGTATTTTATATTTGTTATTTTATTCATCATTAATTGTATCATAAAAATTTACTCTAATACCATTATCCCATTCTGGTGCTTTAGGAGGAGGTGGAATTTCGATTTTTTTATCATTATATATAGAATTACAAAAAGTAGCTGGAGAACATTTACCATTATTTGGGTTTTTCCAATATCTTACATTATTTGTTTTTTGTTCATAACTACCAACAGAAAAAACAGGATAATCCTTCCATATATTTTCACTAGATAAATTTGATAATTGTGGATTCTCTTTTACTGGATAATCACATTGTAAAATTGGATTATCAACTGCAATAGGGTATTCACCTTTTTCTAATTTAATAGATAAATTTGAATAACCTTCATTAATTTTAAATAAACTCATTACGAATGGATAAAACAATAAACCTAAAATTAATATTACTAAATATACGTATATATGATGCATTATATATAATATATTTATTTTTTTTATAATTATTAAAAATATATTTA